TTACATAGAACAGATATTATTTATTAGGCTACTGGCTGCTTTGTCTGTCTCTGGTATGAAGTGGGCGTACGTATCAAGAGTAATAATTACTGATGCATGACCCAGACGCTTCGATACAGTTTTTATGTCTACACCACTTGTTATGAGAATCGTAGCGTTGGTATGTCTTAAATCATGGAATCTGAATGTCTTAGCTATAGTAGGTGCAACACCCGATGCTATCAATGTCTTAGTTAATATTTTATTAGCTAACACTGGTGGTATGGGTGTCTTTTCTTGTCCATGTGTTTTATGAAAGACATAGCTATCTGGTTCAGAGTGTTCGATATTCATTAGCAGCTTAATCAAATCTTTTCCTACAGATACAGTCCTTATAGAACTTTTACTTTTAGGTGTAGTAGGTACGCTGTCGGAGCTGCTCATACTCGATATGGTTCTCGATATGGATATAGTCCCTTTGTCTTCATTCAAATCAGAGAAGCGAAGACCACGCAATTCTCCTTTTCTTGCACCTGTTTCTATTGCTGTTCTTATTAATTCATAGGTATAAGGATAGATAGAACTGTCTTTTAACTCATGCAGATACTTTAGATACTGTTTGACCTGTTCGATGCTTAAAGGCTGTATTGCTTCTGTCTTAAACTCACTGTCTTTCTTTATCTTTATTGTGTCTTGACATGGATTGACTACGATTAGCTTCTCCTTTCTGGCACAATTAAAGAAGTCACTGATAATTACTTTGGCTATATGTACTGTGCTGTTTTTATATTTAGACAACAGTGTGATAAACAAATCATTTAGCATAGTGGGTGTGATGTCTTTGATGGCTTTGTCTCCATATGCTTTACATAGCGTTTTTTCTAATCTACACTTTTCTGCAATAAGTGTGCTTTCTTTAATTTGTGCCCCTTTTATCTTTTCCCAGCGAGATAGGAATTGAGAGACAGTGGTGGAGGGAGACAGTGGATTGATTACTCCGATGTTTGACTTGTACTGAAACTCTTGTAACTTATGTAGCACCTCTTGCCTTGTCTTCCCTGTAAAGGTTTTGGTGAGACGTTTCTTTTTACCTGTTGCTGCATTCAATTCATAACCTGTTGTAATAATGGCTTTAAATCGTCCTTTACTGTATTCTCTTATGCTCCCAGTACCTTTTGTTGCCCGTGTGTTCACCATGCTGTTAAACCTCCCTTAAAATCAAAAATACACAAAAAATTTTATGAAGTCCCATTTAAATATATTTTATTTAATTTTTTCCCCCGTACCCCCGTGAAAATCGAACGAAAAAACACCGCAATATGATAAAGCAAAAATAATAAACAGAGAAAATGATTATAAGGTACAAGGCACAATATGTAATATATTATATTATTAGTCATTATAGCACGGTGAAACCTAATAAAAAAGAAAAAACATGCTACCATATGTAGTAGCATGTTTCTCTAATTAATAAATATTTAATGTAATTCTAATATATCATCTGTTATTTATGGTACACACGGGTACGTGTAAACCGTATCGAGAGTTATCATATGAGTTATTATTATAGTAATAATGAGTTTAATGCATAGGTAAATTAATATTATAAAAATTCATCTGTAATTACTTAAAAACTAACAATATAAAATCTATCTATGATTAAATGTAATACTATCAGTATTTAACATCATTATCTTCTTTGATTGTTTCGAGTGTAGAATATAACATTAAGTCTTCTACCGTTGTCTCATGCTCAAGGGCGTACAGATTGATACGGGCATGTGCTAATTTATCCATAGGAATATTGACCATTACTTCATTATTATTAATATCATTATCATTAATGTATTGTTTTAATAGTGCTGTGATTAATTGTGATAGGGGGATTCCTTTTATTGTGCTTATTTCTTGCATTTTTTCTTTTAATTGCTTATTGATTCTGATATGTAAATGGTCTGTTTTTCCTGTATTCATCGCATTCCCTCACTTATAAAAGAAGACTATATCACCCTATAAAATTCATCTATTTTACACAATGTGTTGACACGTGCTACAATGGGTGCAGGTAAGAGAAGACAACGTCCAATTATCAATCTTATCTATGCTCATTGAAAATAGAATACCAAACTTTATAGGGTGTGAATATAGCCACCATTTACATTATATCACACTATGTAAAGAATAGTATCAGGCTTATCATTAACTTTCACTTAATGATAAGAGTACTATAACCGTCGGTACGGGGACGACAAACGCGTACTAAAAGTTACTAATGATTCATAGTAACAGCGTGACATAACACGGCTAAACAATAAAAGCTTGAATCATAGCAAGTATACCTATGATAGGTCAAGTCACTAACGATTAAAACAAGCAAGTTATCAAGTAAGTTATCAAGTATCAAGTGAATATCAAACATTATCAAGTCCCTATGTCTTAAACAAGCATAGGGACTATTTTATTAATCAAGTATTGGAGGTAATTTTTATGGATAAAAGAATCAAGTTTGCACTGGAAATGCTAAAGACTGTAAAGAGAACAGAGTGTTTTTTAAACTACACCGAGCCATATATTAAATATAGATTAAAATATTGTCCATACGGGCAATGCAAAACCTTTATAAAAGGCGATATTATCTATCTGAAAAGCTACGAAACATTAGTAGCTTTTTTTGACACTAAAACAAATAACTTTTTTATCAAGGGTCTATATAGTACCACGACAAGAAAGCATATAAATGCGTTCTTGCAAGAGTTTGCTGATATTATTAGTTTCGTACCATACAAGCCCTATATTAATAAAGCGTTAGTAAACTGTTATACAGGTAGAATTGAAGAAATCGAGGGGGTAGATTAATTATGATAAACACAAAATTAGTATACCAACAGCAGAAGAACCCGTTTTATGATGAACATCGCAAGCATAACGGGGGTGGTTATGACCAACGCTATTCAATTTATGAAGTAGAGGGCGGTTTTAGGCTTGAAATTTCCGATGACAATATAGGTGATTTCGGTGATGATTACACCGTTACACTATGGCAAGGGGAGACATTACTGGCAATGTTTTCTTTGAATGATAGACAGGGTGACTGTGATAGAGGAATGCAATCAACATTTACAACTAAAGACCAATTACAAGTGAAAATTATGGAATTTTGCGAAAAAATTCAGTTTCCAATTACTCCTATTGAATGGGAGCATTGGGACTATGTAAGCGATAGAGCCTACTATTCCTATTATTAAACACCAATTTATTAGAAAAAAAGGAGCAAACAACCATGTTTAACTTAAAATTAAATTTAAAATTAGTAGAACAAGCCGACTGCGATAGAGTAAGAAATGATGGCAGGTATGAATACACCGCCTACGCCTTAGATGAAAAAGGAAACGTCTATCAAATAACATGGGTATCATATGAAAACTGGGATACCTTGATAGAAGAAGGCTTAGAAGATGTCTGCTGTGATTGGCAAGTCCCGTATTCTATCCGCTTGATAGAGAGGGCAGAAAAAGAATAAAACAAGTAAACAAGGATAGACGGGGTAAGAAATAAACAAATAACTTATCCCGTCTTATTTATTAGAAAAGTGAGGTAAAAATCATGAATAGACCAACAAAAAAAGCAATCATATATGCTCATACTGATAGTGTAGATTTTTATCGTGGCGTTTTAGTAAAAGCAAGTCAAAACTGGGTAACTAAAACAGGCTTTATTATAAAACCCGATGATATAAGTTTTAACTTACATGATACAAATAAAATAGTGGGCTTGTCTTTTGTTAGTTGCTACATATATATTGATAACGCTTTAGATTATTATGGAACGTTAGGGGCAGGGGGAGGGGAAAGAATAAAGAAGATAAAGAGTAATAAATACTATGACTTTATCCGATATGCATACACCTTTAAAATTACAAGAGACAATGCATACTATGTAGATAGAAGTACAGTATCTTGTGAATATTATGAACCATCAGGGCAAATGGCAGGTAATACAGAAGTAGATGAATTAGCTGCTGAAATAGGCAGAATTATCAATCTAATAAAGAATGTTATTTGTGATGGTCTTTATCTGTTAGTAAAAAAAGTAGATAGAGAAATAAAAGAAATGGAAGATACCATCAAGCTAACATTAACAGAAAAGGCACATCTTGACCATAAAAATGCAGAGGGCAACGACGTATATATAGCAAAAGCAGTAGACGAAAAAGAAAATGTATATCAAATAACATGGATAGAAACTGATGGCTTTTATTGCGATTGGTATGCACCATACAGCATACAATTAATTGAAAAAGCAGAAGACTAATAAAACAAGCAAATAAATTTAAAAGAGGGCAGTCTAATTAGTACTAATAAGTTAGATTGCCCGTCTTTAATTATGCAAAAAGTGAGGTAATTTATCATGAGAACAGAAGAGTATAAAAAACAAGCAATAGATTTTATGAAAAAGACACACACTAAAATTCAAATTACATATGAAAAATATGATTATCATTTCTACAGTGATAACAAAAAGAGAGATATTTATAAAATAGTCATCAAACGAAACGGAAAGCAAATGACTATACACTTTGGACAAAGCTACATAAATACAGAGTTAGGTAATCCGCCAGCGTACTACGATATACTGGCTTGTCTTACCACTGAAGACCCTGGCACTTTTGATGATTTTTGTGACTGCTTCGGTTATGACAGATACGAGGAAAACACAAGAAAGACTTACAAGCTATGTGCACGTGAATGGCAGAAAGTAAATAATTTGTTTGAAGATGTAATTGATGAATTAAGAGAAATTAGATAGGGGGTATTTAATCATGAAAACAATAGTAACTAACATTTTTAGATATAACGAATTGGATAATAAAGGAAAGCAGTTAGCATTAGCAAGAAATAGACACTTTCAAACAGCCTATTGGAGTAAAGCCACTTTCCATGATGATTTTTGTACACTATCCACCTATTGGGAAGACAAAACAGGGATAGCAATTTATGAAGATTCAATTAAATATAGAATAGATAATACCATAAAAGCTGGTGTATGGTTTAGAACTTATAACAATACAGGAATAGACATAACACATGCTTTACTCTACTACTCAAAACAGGGGGAAGAAAACGAAAAGCAAGTATTATATATCCTTAAAGACGAAAACTATCCTAACCTATTAATTGACTATGACTTTAAAATCTTCAATGCAGAAAAGAAAGTAGAATACAAATGCAAAAATAACCACGAAGAATATAGCAACAATGGTACAAAAGAATTAGCAGAAACAGTACAAGCATTACTGAATGAAGTAGTTGATATGATAGCTGATTATATCTTTGAAAAACTATCCGATATTAAAGAACAACAGGAAAGTGACAGCTACTTAGAAGAAATATTTAATACTTGTGATATATGGTTTTATTCAGACGGCACACTATATAACCGTACTGTAGAAGAATAAACAAATAAGAATTAAATACAAGAAAGAGTGCATGCAAGCAATAAAAACTGTATGCACTCTTTTTATTTATTCAAAACAAGAAAGGGAGTAATTAATCATGACTACAATTACCTATGTCTTATACCAGATTATTAACGAAGACGGAAGAACAAGAAACAAACAACAAGCAAGTGTACATAGTAGACAAGACACACCCGACCTTGTCAAATTGTACCGTAAAACAGCTAAGAAATTAAAAAGCAGACCGAAGAAAGGAACATACTACATCGTTGAATCTGGTGGGTGCTTATATCTGGAAGACAGGAAGACAGGGCAGATACTGTACTCACTTTGTCCAGTATGTTGGTAAGGGTACTATTAATATTAATAACATAGAAACGAGCAGATAAAACTAAACCCTTTGTCTGCTCTTTTTTTTGTCTCCGGTTGATTAGAAAACAGTTAGTAAAAGTTTAGGAGGAAATTAGTATGACAGACCTACTGATGGAACAAGAACTACAGTTAGAACAAGAGTTAAAACAAGAAGCACGGGATAAGTGCTTAGCTGTTATGGAAGAAGCAAGACGAGACGGAAAGACTACCAGCACAAGGATAGGGCAGAAGCTTGTAAATTATGGTTTTGACCTATTCTTTGATACGGTAGCTGACTTTATCACAAAAGAGTTAGCACCGAAAAGAGGGGTACAGCCGAAATATAGACCGATGATACAAAGATTAGCAAGAGAAGTTTACACCGATAAAAAAGATTTAGTGTCCCTGCTTTGTCTATCTACCATTAGTGTTTGTATAGATTTTGTCTTTTTAGAAAGAAAAGCATTACTAAACACATTAAGCACCGTGATAGGTAGATGTATCGAAAGAGAAGCACAAGCACAATGGTTTTTTAATCAAGACACAAGCAATAAAAAATCAGCAGAAACGGGAATAAGACAACGAGTAGGAGAATATTATAAAGAGTACTATCTCTTTAATAAAGCAATGAAAGAAGCAAGCACTGAATTATTAGGTCAGATGCCTGCTTTTTCTTTAGTAGAAAAGACATTGTTGGGTGCTAAATTAATCGAAATGCTTATCACGTCTACTGGCTTATTTGAACTCTTTACTATCAAACAGACAAAAGACACCAATGAATTGCCACGCCTTATACCTACTCAAAGACTTGTTGATATATGGAACAAGAATGAAAATATCCTGCTTAATAATGTATTTAGGTCAGCACCTATGATAGTTAAACCTGATGATTGGACATCGTATTATGATGGTGGCTATTATGGGGAATTAAGACCACACCACAAGCTTTTAAGACTAAAAGACTTACCGAGCACATTCCATTCAAGCTATATGGCAAAACTGAACGAAGCAGATTTGACCGATGTGTTGTCTGCGGTCAATGCGGTTCAATCAACACCATGGAAAATAGACACAAAAGTATTAGAAGTTGTAGATACAATATTTGAACGTGGCTTACAGATAGCTGGAATACCTGATATAAACCCATTACCTGAAATTCCTAAATTAGAGGGAGACTATACAAAAGATGAACTGAAAACTCATAAGCTTAAAATGATTCTGCGGTTAAAGAAAGAACAACGCCGTAAATCTCACTATTTAAGGGCACTGGCAATAGTAAGAACAGCACGGAAATACAAGAAATATGAACGTATTTATTTCCCTTGCAACATGGACTTTAGAGGACGTATCTATCCTATCCCTGTCTTCTCATTCCAGGGTGATGATTTAACAAAAGGACTGATTTTAATGCAAGACACACCTCCAGCAACAGACGAAAAAGCGGAACACTGGTTTAAAATAGCTGGTTGTGAGTTTTATGGCAACGATAAAATAAGCTTTGCAGACCAGATACAATGGGTAAAAGACAACGAAGACAAGATACTCTCCGTTGCGAAGTGTCCGCTGGGAGTAGACATGGAATTTTGGACAGAGTGTGATTGTCCATTTCAATTCTTAGGTTGGTGCTTTGCTTATGAAGAATTAATAAAATACAAAGCTATGCATAATAATTCAAGCATTGGCTGGGTATGCGGTGTTCCCGTAGCTTTTGATGGGACGTGTAGCGGTTTACAACACTTCTCCGCTGCGTTGCTTGATGAAATAGGTGGTAAAGCAGTCAACCTTACACCAGCAGACAAGCCACAAGATGTATATGGAGTAGTAGCTTCTAAAGTAAATGAATATCTGAACTACGATTCTATCAATGGAGACAGTGATAGTTACCAGCCACGGAAAGACGGGAAAGGACAGTACCTTAAATACGGTACGAAGTCAATGGCAAGACAATGGTTAGCATACGGCATAGATAGAAAAGTAACAAAACGCTCCGTCATGACCTTAGCGTATGGAAGTAAACAGTACGGTTTTAGGGAGCAGATTTTAAGCGACATACTCCACCCTGCGATTGAAGACGGGAAAGGGGAAATGTTTACCGCTTCTCAAATTGCATTGGCGTCATACATGGCTAAACTTATCTGGCAAGGGGTGTCTGATGTAGTTGTAAAGGCGGTGGAAGCTATGAAGTATTTACAAGAAATAGCTACGATTGTGGGGAATAGCGGTTCTCCTGTAACATGGACAACACCAATGGGCTTACCTGTACAGCAGACTTATTTAGAAATGAACATGGATATATTCAGAATGCGGTTCATGAATACAGAAAAACGCTGGTACATTCCACACCTCACGGGGAATGTGGACAAAAGAAGACAGACACAAGGTATTGCCCCTAATTTCATACACTCTATGGATGCTTCACACTTACAATGGACAATAAATAGATGTAAGACACAAGGGATAAACCACTTCTCTATGATTCATGATTCCTATGCAACAAGTCCAGCAATGGCAGACAAATTGTTTCATACAGTACGGGAGACCTTTGTAGAAATGTATACGAAACATGATGTCTTAACAGACTTTAGAGATGATGTTTGCCAGGTGTTAGTGGGGGAAGAAGCAAGAAAAAACACTCCTAAACCTCCTGCTAAAGGAAAGTTAAATCTCACTGAAGTATTAGACAGTCTGTACATATTCCATTGATAACAACTTAATTATTATTAAGTATAGAGTAGGTAGATAGTTGACCTGTGTCTTCTGTCTATCTACTCTTTTTTGTTGTCTGATTTGTGGTCTAAAAATGGTACATAAATTAATTGAGACACACAAGCGAGAGAAAGGAAGATAAAAGAATATTATTAGAACTATAGAAGTCTAATAGAAGTAGCATCATATTATGTATTCTTTATTGTTCTTTCTAAACAATTAAATAGTATAGAATCTTATAGTTATTAATATATATTTCATATCCTTTGTCTTAATGTACTATGTCTGGGCTGTCTTCCATGCTTGAAATTTAATTGAGACACACAAGCGAGAGAAAGAAAGGGGAGTGTTTAAAATTGTTTGAAGATAAAGAAACATTTAATGTGTACCATGAACATTTACTAAACAAAAACGTAACAAAGAAATGTTTAGAGTGTGGTGCTGTCTTCCACCCGTTTAGGGAATGGGAGAAAACATCAAATTTTTGTTGTTTTGATTGTTCTATTTCTTTCTATGATAGAGAAGCAGAACAAGACACCATTACTTGTATGGTATGCCACAAGTCTATGAAAAACAGATATGAAAGGAGATGGAGATGGAGTAAGAATAAAGCTTATGGCTCACACAAGTTAGAGGGAAGCAGAGTATGTAAAGATTGTACATTAAAACTTAGAAAAGAAAACGGAGGTAAAAGAAACACAACATGAGTGGATATGCTACAGATGCAGAACATTATAAAAAGGCAAGTAAACAGCCTATAGAACTGATGCATGAACTATTGACCCATGAACAGTTTATAGGCTTTTTACATGGGAACATTATTAAATACGCTCTACGAATGGGATATAAAGACGATAGAGTGAAAGAAGCAGAGAAGATAGAACAGTATGCAAGCTGGCTGGTCTCTACTTTAAGAGAGGACACGTTAGAAGTGGAATAAATAGAAAGGAGGTGTAAAAGAATATGGTGATGGCAGCAAATAAAACAAAAGCAGTAGAAGAAGCAATTAAGACACGGAGAACGACAAAGAAGAAGACAGTTGAACCATTAACATTATTAATGAAACGTGGAAAAGCTAAAGTTGATTCTACAAAAAACTTAACATTTAGTTTATATGGCACGACAACGGTTGATGGCTGGGGTGTTTTAGATTTTGGTACAGTAGACATACCGCCTGGAAAAGCACTTTATTTAGAAGCAGATTTAGCTGGCACGAATAGAGGAGTATTGATTGTACCGAAACTCTTTAATGCTGGAAAAGATGTACAGTTAATCGTTCCTGTTGTCAACTTGTCCAGGGAATTTAAAACCCTATACGGTGGGGAAGAATTAGTAAAAGGTATTCTCGTAACCGCAGCAGAAATAGCAGTAAGTGTATGATTTAACAATTAGTTTATTAATATTAATTAGAAAAGGAGACCATGATTATGGCAAGCACAAAGAAAGATAGACAGTTTATTAATGGAGTTACACCGAAAGGCGAATGCTACTATGCATTCCTCCGTAAACCAGAAACATATGAGGGCAACGAAATCGGCTATTCTATTCAAATTAAAATGAGTGAAAAAGATTCAAAAGCTTTTGAAGACAAATTACTTACCGCCTTAGAAGACGCAAAAGACAGCTTTGATTTAAAGGCAGGGAAGAAGTGGAGTAAAGAGCCGTCATATGGTAAGCATGTAATGAAAGATGGCAGTGTTGTCTTCAAATTCAAGGCTAAGACAGAAATGAAATCGAAAACAGGGGAGATTAAGAAGCGTACTATCCTTGTCGTAGATGCCTATAATAACCCGATTAAAGCAGACGACTTAGGAAATGGGTCAATTATTAAAGTAGCCTATGCTGCTGCACCATACTGGATGAATAATAACGTTAATGGAATGGCACTGTATCTTAGAGGTGTACAGGTATTAAAGTATGTCCCGTTTGGTGGTAATACAGCAGAGGGCTTAGGCTTTGAAGTTGATGAAACAGGATATAACAGTAAAGAAGACACCCGATTAAAAGACACCGAAGACGAAGATGATGATATGCTTGAATTTATTGAGGGAGATGAAGACAGCGACGAGGAATTTTAATCTTGCGTTGGTATAACAGACGGGGTGGCTGGAGTAAACCGATAAACAAAGAGTACAGGTCAGGGCTGGAAGAAGAAATAGTCAAGGAATTAGAGATAGCAGGTATCGAGTATAGCTACGAAAAGCATTATGTAGACTATACTCTACCAGCTACTAAACATCGTTATCTTCCAGACTTTGTCCTTAGTAACGGTATTATCATTGAAGCAAAAGGGATATTTGATGTGGCAGACCGTAAAAAACATCTGGCAATTAAAGAACAGCACCCCGACCTTGACATACGGTTTGTCTTCTCTAATGCTGGTACAAAAATAAGTAAGTCCAGCAAAACTACCTATGCTATGTGGTGTGAGAAAAATGGCTTTAAGTATGCTACAAAACTCATACCAGATTCATGGCTACGGGAACGAAAGCAGGCAAAGAAAAAGCTGAAAGCGAAAGATATTTATCTACGAGAAAGGAAGTGAGAAAAGCGTGCCTAAAGTACAATTTAAAAAAAGAAAAGAAACTTTGTTCTTTTCCGTTATCAATAGGAACGAGAACGATAAAAGTTTTGAGGATATGTTTTGTGAAGCGAGACGGGAGGGTGAATTTGATGTAGAATTTCATTACCTTATTCACCGTGACGGAAAAATAGATAAAGGCAGAGACGAAGACACTATTGGTGGTAGAAGACTACCGTCCAATGATGTGTCTATTTTTATTATTGTAGATGTAGACAAAGAACACGAACGTACCGATGCCCAGAAAGTAGCGGTAGTCCGTTTGCTGGATAAATTGAGAAAGAAATATCCTAAATCAGCAGGTGTATTGACCTACGACATCTACTAACCATAGAAGAAAGGAGGAGAAGAAAGAATAAATGCAACAACAAGAGGAAAGTACACTTGAAAAAGAACATTTACCTTGTCCCGATTGTGGTTCGTCTGATGCGATGTCTCTCTATAGCGATGGACATACCTACTGCTTTTCTTGCAAACAGTATAGAGCAGAGGGCAGAGAAACGATGTTTACAGCTAAAGATGAAGACAAACCACAGCCGAAAAACACAATTAAAGAAAGCGACATGTTTATAGAAAGCCTTAAAGCCCGTGGAATAAAGCAAGAGACGTGCAGAAAGTATGGCTACTTTAAGACACGGGTAAGAGGGGAACTGGTACAGGTTGCTTCTTACTATGGCGATGATAAACAGCTAATCGGACAAAAGGTAAGACAGAAAAATAAGGAATTTTACACACTTGGCAATTCTTTCTCTAACCGCTTCTTTGGACAACATCTATGGGCAAATGGACATAGAAAAATGCTCATTATTACAGAGGGTGAAATTGATTGTTTGACCATCTCACAAATCAATGGGAATAAGTATCCCGTTGTGTCTGTTCCTAATGGTGTTACATCAGCACGGAAAGTATTTAAAGCACAGGCAGAGTGGCTTGATTCCTTTGATAAGGTTGTTGTCTTCTTTGATATGGACGAAGCAGGCAGACAGGGAATTAAAGACATTGAGGGCTTATTGAAACCACACAAACTCTTTATAGGTAATTTACCGCTCAAAGACCCGAATGACTGTTTGTTAGCGGGTAAGGCTGATGCGGTCATTGATGCTATCTGGAATGCTAAAGAGTATACACCAGATGGGATTGTAAACGGTAAAGACTTATGGGAGCGTGTGTCGGAGGAAGAAATAGAAACAGGATACGATTTGCCCTGGTCTGATATTCCTATAAACAACATGATACACGGCTTCAGAAAGGGTGAATTGGTTGTCTTGACCGCTGGTACTGGTGTTGGCAAATCTACCTTTATACGTCAAATAGCCTATGATTTTGGTGTAAAGAAAAAGCTGAAAATAGGTATGCTCATGCTGGAAGAAAACGTAAAACGGACAGCACGTGGCTTGATGTCTGTACATGTAGGGAAACGCTTATATATGGACAGGCACGCAATAGAGGAAAAAGCCTATCAGAAAGCGTTTGATGAGACATTGGGTACAGGACGTTATGTGATGTACGAGCATTTTGGGTCATTAGATGGCGATAATCTAATGAATAAAATACGGTACATGGCAATAGCAGAGGAATGTGATTTTATCATACTTGACCATATATCCATTGCAATATCTGGATTGTCTGGCGATAACGAGCGTAAGATGATTGATATGCTCATGACACAACTTCGCTCATTGGCTGAAGAAACTGGTGTAGGATTGCTGATTATCTCACATCTTAGAAGGGCAACGGGTAGAGAGAGCACACCTTTTGAAGAGGGTGGAACAACATCACTGTCCCAGCTGCGTGGTTCTGGTGCTATTGGACAGTTGGCTGATACTGTTATTGGCTTAGAAAGGAATCAACAAGCAGAGGGGAAAGCAAAGAATCTTGTCAAACTCCGTGTCCTTAAATGCAGATGGACAGGGGAGACAGGAATTGCTGGACACCTATTCTACGATAAAGACAAAGATAATTTAATAGGAGCACCGAAACTAAAAGACATAATCGAAGAAGACATAGAGGAGGGAGAGTACATTGCTGATTTTTGATATAGAAACAGATGGATTGTTTGATACGATGTCTACCCTCCATTGTCTTTCTATCTATGATGGGGAGAAAATGACAGGCTATAAACAGGCTGAATGTATTGATGGTGTAAAACGGTTACAGCATGCCCTTGATACAGGTGAAGAAATAATCGGACATAACATCATATCATTTGACCTTAAAGCCTTGTCTATCCTTTATCCTTGGTTCAAAGTATCACGGGAGCAAAGACACCTGGTAATTGATACACTTGTCATGTCACGTCTTTTGTGTCCAGATTTAAAAGCATCTGATTTTGGTTTATTTAAAAAAGGTGCGTTACCTGGTGAATGTATTGGCTCACATACTCTTGAAGCGTGGGGATATAGACTTGGTGAAAGAAAAGGTACATATGCTAAAGAGACAGAACATGCATGGGATAAGTACAATGACGATATGCTCACTTATAATAAGCAGGACGTCAAGGTAACTACTCTATTGTATCAACACCTACTGTCTTTAAATCATAGTGATACAGCAATGACCTTAGAGCATGAGATACAATGGTTGATGGTAAAGCAAGAAGACAATGGCTTCCCGTTCGATGTAGACAAAGCTACGATATTAGAGCGAGAACTACGAAAAAGAGAAGCTGTATTATCCAGTCAACTCATGAAGATTGCACCACCTATTCCAGATAAAGTATTTGTACCTAAAAGGGATAATAAGCGTCTTGGATACAAAAAAGGCGTACCGATTCAAAGGTATAAAGACTTCAACCCTGGCTCACGACAACAGATACTATGGCTATTGACTAACTATTATCACTACACACCAGAGGTCACGAGTGAAGACGGGAAGATTAAAGTAGACGAGGAGACATTTCAGTTTATTTCTACCGACCCGAAAGCACCAGAAGAAGTACAGAAACTTGCATTGACCCTAACTGAATATCTGATGATTATAAAGCGTTTAGGGCAATTAGCAGATGGCAAACAGGCGTGGTTAAAAGCAGTACAGGCTGATGGTAAAATTCATGGACGTGTCAATCCTTGTGGTGCTGTAAGTGGTAGAGCGACCCATTCCAGTCCTAACATTGCACAAGTCCCACACAACGGAGCACCATATGGAAAAGATTGTCGCAGTTTGTTTCATGCTCCCGATGGTTGGTGGCAGGCTGGTATTGATGCTTGTGGTCTTGAACTCCGTTGTCTTGCCCATTACCTTGCACCTTATGATGATGGACACTATGCAGATGTTGTTGTCAATGGTGATATACATACCCTGAATCAAAAGGCAGCTGGTCTCAATAAACGAGAAGAAGCGAAGACATTTATTTATGCATTCCTTTAACAACATAGAGGAATTAAAAGCCATTGAAAACGGTGAAACCCCTAAAGATAGGGCAATACCGTGCTAAGTTAAATAGGAGAATACATGACAAAAGACGAATACAGACACAAAGTAATTAGGAGTATAAACAAACCTAAGAGCCAACAAACGGCTAAAGCAACTAAATATCCACAAAAGTATTTCAAGCAAAAGGAATGTAAGTTGTGTAAGAAGTTGTTTATTCCTAAAGCACCGTCTGAACTATATTGTAGTGATTATTGTAAAGACTATGGTGTGACAAACGCTTATTATGAACGGGTCTATGGAATAACGATAGAAGAATATCTAACATTGGCAGAAAAACAGGACTTCAAATGTGCTATATGTAAAAAAGAAAACTTTGCTATGGCAGAACATCATTCTGGTTGTCTTGTTGTAGACCATGACCATAGAACAGGACAGATACGTGGCTTGCTTTGTCATAATTGTAATCGTGCTATTGGGCTGTTAAAAGATAAAGAACAATTTATTTTATCAGCTTATGCCTATTTAAAAAGTGTAACGACTATTCCGAAAGGAAGTACACCTAAGCAGGTGGAAGCGGTGGCTACTGGTGATTTAAGCCAGTAATGAGATAGTCTATTCTATGCAGTAATGTATAGCAGTTCATAAGAGAACGGGCAAAGGAGTAGCGAACTTTGTTGAATGTGTAAGTATGGGGCTGGAGATAAAAAGATAGGTGATATTGTAGGCGGAGATGAAGCAGAGGGAAAACAGATTAAGAAGAAATTTTTAAAGAAGACACCAGCTATCCAGTCTCTACGGCGTGCTATCCATAGAGTATTGGTGGCTAAAGAACGATATGGCAAAGTAATTAAGTGGAGAAGAAAATATCTGAAAGGCTTAGACGGCAGACATCTTGCTGTACGGGCTGAACACTCCGCTCTTAATTTACTATTGCAGGCTGCTGGTGCTATTGTTTGTAAGAAGTGGCTTGTCTTAACAGAGGAGCGGTTAATCAAACGTGGGCTAAGACATGGGTGGGACGGTGACTTTGCACTTATGGCTTGGGTACACGATGAACAACAGATAGCGTGCAGAACAAAAGAAATAGCAGACATAGTAGTAGAAGAAGCACAGCAGGCAATGCGAGATACGGCTTCTTTTTTTAAATTCAGATGCCAGTTAGATACAGAGGGTATCGTTGGTAAAAATTGGTGTGATTGTCATTAATGAGTAGACGAAAAGGAGAAGATACAAATGAGTGATTTTAAAGTAGGAGACCGTGTAGAAGTTATTGTCCATAAGGAGTATTTAAGTGCTAACCCACACATAAAAGAGGGAATGCTTGGCACTATTATTGATATAGATGATGATGATGATGGACTTAATATAGGGGTGCAGTTTGATAATTATATACAAGGACATGCTGCAAATGGAAAGGGAAAGAGCGGTTTTTGTTGGTTTATGTATGAGGAGAATATAAAAAAGAGTGAGAAAAAAGAAGTAAAGGAGAAGATATAAATGAGTAGTAAATTTAAAGTAGGAGACCGTGTAGAAGTTATTGGTGCAAAAGGGAGCGAAGATTTAATTGATAACTCATACATAAAAGAGGGAATGCTTGGCACTATTGTTGTTATAGATGGTGGTGAACCTAATATAGGTGTTCAGTTTGATGAGTATATAGGGGGAAATAATGCAGGGGGAAAGGGAAAGAAAGGTTTTTGTTGGTTTATGTTTGAGCAGAGCCTAAAAAAGGTTGAGAAAAAAGAAGAATTAGAACAGGTTTGTCTTACCCTTGAAAAGGCAATGAACCGACTTTATGAGATTGCTGATTCTTATACCATGAAACAGGCTGCTAATGGGATTATTAATATATTACAGAGAAAGTCCGTAGACAGATTAGAGTTAAACAGATTTAAGAAAGCATTGGAGGATAAGTAGAATGAAGACATGTAAAGAAATGTTACTTGATGAAGACAAAAGCTATGAAGACAGAAAAGAATTACATACTGATTTAGCTACTATTGAAAGATATTCCAGTTGGTTATTTAGTTGTGCTGAAACCGCAGAAGAAACTATAGTATTGTATGATACCGTAATCAATTTAATACATGCTCAAAGACTGAAAAGATATGCAGAGATTAAAGAACAAAAGGAACGAGACATAGCAGGAATGGTAGACTTTGAAAAGATTATTGAACAGAATGAAGAAGCACTTATATCTACTTATAAAGATTTAGCGACTGTATCTTCTACTCCAGTTTTAGCGGAGAGGTAAAAAATATGGAGGAGCAGATACAAAACAAACAACCGCTGCTTCTTATCATTGATGGCGATATTCTTGTCTACAAATCATGTGCCAGCGTTGAAGTCCCTATCAACTGGTATGGTGATTTGTGGACATTACACGCCGATGCAGCTGAAGCAATTATCTCTTTTGAGGATAGAATGTATGATATTGTGAGTGATGTATTACTGAAGTTGAATTATGTAGGGGAGTATAAAATCAAAGTATGCTTTTCACACGATGTAAACTTCAGAAAACAGATACTCTATACATACAAGCAAAACAGAGAGGGGAAAAGAAAGCCGATATGCTACACCGCAGTCAAAGAATGGGTAATAGAACACTATGATACGGTGTGTCTACCCCGTTTAGAAGCCGATGATGTATGTAGCATATTAGCAACGACCCCAGAGAATGAGGGACATAGTGTAGTTATTTCTGGCGATAAAGACTTCCGTTCTATTCCTGGTATGTTTTATAACTTTTTAACCCGTACCATATCGAACACAACGGAAGCTGAAGCGGACATGTTCCACTTGATGCAAACATTGATGGGAGACAGAGCAGACAATTATTCTGGTTGTCCTGGTATAGGGGAAAAGAAAGCAAAGCAACTGTTAGAAGACAATGCGACATGGGATACAGTAGTCAAGGCATTTAAGAAGCAGGGGCTGTCTGAACTTGATGCTTTACAACAGGCACGAGTAGCATATATACTTAGAGCAAAAGACATAGGTGATATTGATAAGTTGGAGAAAGAGGGAATAAGACTATGGACACCAGAAACGACAGGGAATACAGCGAAACATCAGAAAACTTTCTTGTGACGTATATCTTCCAGCCAATAGCTACGGTGTTTTTAGCAGTCGTAATGATTGCATTTCAAATAACTATGTTCATCGAAAGTATACTTCTTAGTCTATTACCTATTGTTGGTATAATCTGTTTAATTATTTATTTGTTCTTTTAATTGAGACAGATATATAACAAAAGCTAATTGAGACACACAAGCGAAAGTAAGAATAATAAAAGATATATTAGAGTATTCTATTAGCCTTTAAAGGAGGTAGGACAAAACACAAACATGACATTACAACTGAATACTATCTTAGGAATTGATAACGAAGATAGAGACCCAGACATACCGTACGTGAGTTATGAACTTATTGCATATCTCCGTAAACAGTTTGGTCTTACCTATCTTCTTTCAAAGGAAATGAACTGTAGTGAACCAATGCGTCTTGGATACATAAAAGGTGTCCAGGACGTTTTTGATTGTTTGGATAACTGTATAGCCAGACAAGAGCGTGGAAAGGAGGAAGAACCCTAAAAATGTGCTGGTTTAAATTACCTAAAGTAGAGGGCTTAGCTGGAAAACTTAGAGCGACAGACATGCAAAGAACAGCAGCACAAGAAGCCCAGAAACCAGATGCACCCGTCTTTGGTGGTACAAGAAGTTGGGAAGTAGCATCGAAGAAAAGAGGGGTGTCTGCACTCCGAATTAATACAGACAGAACAACACCCACTGAAAAGTTTGTTAGCTCACTGAATAAAGACAAAGCAACAGGGGTGAACCGCAATTATAACAGCGGTCTTTTTTAACTTAATATTAAGTAACTTAGAATAGGAGACAAATACAATATGAGTTGGTTAAGTAAAGCATTTAAAACAATTACCCGTCCATTTACTGGCCTTGTTAAAACTGTAGTAGGTGGTTTGTTCGGTGGTGGAGCACGTGCACCAGAAATCAAAGTAACAAACCCTGCACCTGCTGTAGCTGCACCAGAGCCGACAGTAGGACAAGAAGCTACAGACCTTGTGGCTAAGAAAAAGAGAGTAGGAACAAAAGGCAAACGTTCACTTATGATAGACACAGGTAGTAATTCATCATCTGGTGGTTCTACTGGTACTGGATTGAACTTATGATAGTGAGGTGGAATAAACAGAGTGAATGACATAGACATTACTAAAAATAGGGAAGAAACAGCTAAGAGTGCCTATGAACGAATGACAGCAGAACGAAACCCTTATATAACGAGAGCCGAAGACTGTGCTGTCTATACCATACCGTCACTCTTTCCACGAAGCGGTTCTAATGCTTCTTCTACATTCAGTACACCCTATCAGAGTTTTGGTGCGAGGGCAGTAAATAATCTAACATCAAAGTTATCATTAGCTATCATGCCCCCTAATGCACCGTTCTTTATGCTCAATGCTGGTAAAGACGTAAAGAAAGAATTAGAAAACAGACCCGAAGATGCAGCAGAAATACAGCAGAACTTAATGCGTATCGAAAACATTATCATGAAATATGTAGAGACACACCAGATACGTGTTACCATTTCTGAAGCTATTAAACTGTTAATTGTGTCTGGTAACGACTGTCTTTACCTACCGCCAGTTGAGGGGGGAATCAAACTATACAGACTGAATAACTATGTAGTGAAGCGAGATGCTTTAGGAAATTGGATACGGCTTATTACCGTAGACAGAATCTCATGGGCTGCTTTACCCGAAGATGTTAAGACAATGGTAGCTAAGGCTGGTAGTAATGAAGAACACAAAGCCGAAGATGAAATTGAAATCTATACCGATGTGCAACTTGTGAATGGAGAATATCAATCATATCAAGAGTGCGAGGGTGAAATTATACAGGGAACGGAAGCACATTATCCGAAAGACCGTTCTCCGTGGATACCGCTTCGTATGGTAAAAATGGACGGTGAATCGTATGGTCGTTCTTTTGTTGAAGAATATTTAGGTGATATACGTTCACTGGAAAACTTATCAAAAGCTATTGTAGAACTAAGTGCTATTTGTGCTTCTGTCTATTTCCTTGTCAATCCTAATGGAATCACGAGAGTAGCGAAACTATCAAAAGCAGCTAACGGTTCTTTTGTGTCTGGTAGAAAAGAAGACATTACCGTCTTACAACTTGATAAATATAATGATTTGTCCGTTGCCAGGTCTACAGCACAAGACATAGAAACCCGTTTGTCTTATGCATTCTTATTGAACAGTGCAGTACAGAGAAACGGAGAACGAGTAACAGCTGAAGAAATACGCTATGTTGCTGGTGAATTAGAAGACACACTTGGCGGTATTTATTCCATTTTAGCCCAGGAATTACAGTTACCATTAGTAAAGAGACTATTAGCACAGCTGGAAAGTACAGGGGAAATTCCTCCACTTCCAGAAGAATTAGTAGAGCCAGAAGTCACAACAGGTGTAGAAGCTTTAGGACGTGGACATGATTTAAATAAGCTGACACAATTCTTAGCATTACAACAGCAGAACCCCGAAGCAGCTGGTGTTATTAAATGGCGTAATGTATGTCTGATGGAAGCTACGGCACTTGGAATTGATACGGAAGAATTAATTAAATCTGATGAAGAATTACAAGCTGAACAGCAACAACAGACAATGATGGCAATGGCTAATAGGGCAGCACCACAACTTGCTAAAGGAATGGTAGACAATCCACAAGCCGTAGGTGAAGCAATGGAAGAAGCACAATAATAAAGAAAGAAATGAGGAAAAGAACAAATGGCAGAAAATGATGTAAATAATCAGACACCAGGTACTGAATCTCCATATGGGGAAAATGCTGTAACTGGTAGTGCTGAAGATGTCTTAAAAGATAGAGACGTGTCTATTACTACCACAGACACCCAGAAAGTTACAATTCCAACTGAAGAAGATGTAGACGATAAGGGTGATGATGATAAAGATGATAAAGACACGGAAGACAAACAGACTGAAGACAAAGCTGATAAGAAAGACGAAGACACAGCTGAAAGTGAAGATTCTGAATTACAGACAGAGGTAAATAAAGTTACTGATGCTGCTAATGACCTAAGAAAAGACCTTACTACAAAAGGAATTGACTTTGATGCAATAGCAGAGGAATTTAGCAACAACGGAGACTTTACACCAGAAACCAGAGCAGCATTAGAAAAGGCAGGCTATCCGCAAACAGTGGTAGATGCTTTCTTGTCTGGTTTACAAGCTACAGCAGATAAGATTGTAACTACTATCTTTTCTTATTGTGGTGGTGAAGATGAATACAATAAGATGGCACAGTATATTAAAGCCCAGGGTGAAGACACAGTAGCACAATTTAACCGTGTTCTTGAATCAGGGGACGTGGAACAAATGAAACTTGCTATTGATGGTTTTAAAGCCAGAATGGGAGCAAGAACAGGTGTAGCAGGTCGTTCTGTCTTAGGTGGGAACGGTACAGGTGGAAATGCACAGAAAGGTTTTTCCAGTAAAAGTGATATGGTAAAAGCTATGTCTGACCCACGTTATGGCAGAGACCCGTCTTATACGAAAGACATACAGAAGAAGACAATGAATAGTAGCTTCTTTTAATAACTAACAAAATAAAAGGGGATAACCACAATAAAAGAATAACAACAGCTTATCATACCTATGCTGGCTCTTTTTCAAAACTTGTTCATATTAAATACATTCGATATATAGAAAGGAAGTGAATTTCTCCTACACTTTATAATGATATGCAACATATTGTGCCGACAAAAGAGAGAAAGATTGGTATGGGCTGTCTATACACAACGTATCCATTATATTTTGTTTGTTTATTACACTTAATATTAATATTATATTTCTTAACGAAAGGTAGATGATTTATTTAGAATGGCTGATGTAACTATTGCAAACATTGGTTTAAACGAGGGCGGTTCTGACAGTCTTGCCCGTTTTCTGAAAGTATTTGCAGGTGAGACTATTACCGCTTTTGAACGTGCTTCTGTCACAAATGGCAGACACATTGTACGTACCATTGAATCTGGTAAATCTGCTCAATTCCCGACTTTTGGACGGGCAACAGCAGCATACCTTAAATCTGGTAAGTCGTTAGATGATTTGAGACAGAACATTCCTGGTGGAGAGAAAATTATTCAGATTGACGGACTGCTTACAACGTCCCAGCTTATTTCTGATATTGATGAAGCACTGTCTCATTTTGATGTGCGTGGCGAATATTCCCGACAGATGGGTGAAGCATTAGCACAGGCAGCAGACGGAGCAGTATTAGCTGAAGCTGCTAAGATGGTTGTAGCTGGAAAAGAAAATCTGGCTGGTTTAGGAAAAGGCGAAATCATTAAGAAAACGCTGACCCGTGGTATTACTGAAGAAATGGGTAAAGCTATTGTTCAGATGTTGCTTGAAATCAAAGCTAAAATGTCCCAGAACTATGTACCGAACGCTGACCGTTATGTATATATGCTTCCAGAGGGTGTAGCAGCTTTGACCATGTCTTTAATTGCTATCAATAAAGAATATGGTGCTGTAGCGACTATTACTGAAGCTAATGTACTTCGTGTAGCTGGCTTTGATATTGTTGAATGTCCGCACCTTACAGCAGGTGGAGCAGCTAAGAATGAGGGTGTGCTTCAGGGTGATGGACACGTATTCCCAGCTTCGTTGGCTAAGGACTGCATGTTTATTGCTATGCACCGTTCTGCTGTAGGTACTGTTAAACTGAAAGACCTTGCCCTTGAAAGAGCAAGACGAGCAGAATACCAGGCAGATATGCTTGTTGCTTCCTATGCAATGGGTCATGGTGGTTTGAGACCTGAAGCATGCTATATTGGTTCTGTTTCTGGTTCATAACCTAATTAAAGAGAAAGAGGAGAAGTGCCGTGTCTTCTCCTCTTTTTTTTCTATGGGCACTTGTTGTAGTTGAAGCATACCAACGTATCATACCTCCATATCATACCTCCCGTGCGTTGGTGGTATAGGTGCAATTCCTATAGTGCCCACAACAATTAAAAAACATACACAAACACAAATAAACAGACATAGGAAAGGAGCAAACAATAAATGACTATCACACCAATGACAGAATTAGAAGCTGTTAATATTATTCTGGCAAGTATAGGTGAATCTCCAGTAAATAGTATTGAAAACCCGACAAACGTAGATGTTATAAATGCTATCCGTATTCTTAGAAACATTAACCGAAGAATACAGAGTAAAGGCTGGGCATTCAATACTATCGAATCGTACACCATGACACCAGATAAAAACAACCATAAAATATATTGGTCTCCACATCTTCTTTATATCGAAGCAAAAGACGGTACAAAGTATACAAAGAATGGCGAGTACCTTTATAACTTTACAGAACAGACATTTAACTTTTTAAACCCTATTGAAGTACAGGCTATTTTCTTTGTTGATTTTGATGATATGCCAGACCCGATGAGAAATTATATTTGTGCTAAATCAGCTAAGACATTTCAATCCCGTTATTTAGGTGATGCTTCGTTGGCTGAAGAATTAGAACGAGACGAACAGGAAGCATGGGCAGCATTACAAGAATATGAATTAGACAGAAATGATTTTAGTCTGCTTAACTTCCCAGCCGTGTCTGCTATCACAATGAGGGGGAATTAATACATATGGCACATTTATACAGCCAGGTCATAAAGAACGTTGTATCTGGTATAAGCCAACAGCCAGACATTCTACGGTTACCAGAGCAATTAGAAGAACAGGTAAATGGTGTGTCTACCGAAGTAGGTGGCTTACAGAAAAGACCTCCTACTCTACATGTAGCTAATTTATTTAACGTCATTCAATCTGAAAGCTATAAACCTCTTGTCCATGTAGTCAAACGAGATGAAGAAGAAAAATACATCATGATATTTGATGGTAATGGGAATCTCCATATCTTTGATGAAGATGGTAAAGAGCACAGTGTAAAGAAAGACAAGCAATCCACATCTTACATAAGTGGAATTGATGCACGAAAGTATTTAAAAGTAATTACTATTGCTGACTACACTTTCATTGTTAATACGAAAAAGACAGTACAGATGAACGGTGGTACATGGGATAGTGGAAGATGGAACGGGGCTCAAGGTGCATTGTTCAACGTTAAAAGCGGACAGTATGGTCGTAAATACTCTTGCATTATTAACGATGAAACAGTCGCTACATATGAAACACCATCAGGCGAGAAACCCGAAGACAGTAAGAAAATAGACGTAAACAACATAGCTATGGAATTAGCAGGTAGTGCAGCAGCTAATGGGTGGAAAGCAGAGACAGGGGATAGCTGGGTATATTTAACAAAGCCAGGAACACCCGTAAAGAAAGTAGCTATCAGAGACGGTTTTAACGGGCAGGCTATGGTAGGTATTTACAAAACAGTTCAAAACTTTAATAACTTACCACGCACTGCACCCGATAATTTTACTGTCCAGGTGAAAGGTGCATCTGAAGTGGCTGATGATTATTATGTCCGCTACGATGGTACAGAACAGCTTTGGAAAGAAAGTGTAAGACCAGGAACGCCGACAGAACTTGATGAATCGACAATGCCACATGCACTGGTAAGAAACAGTGATTATTCCTTTACTTTGAAGCCTTTAGACTGGAGTGACAGGAATGTAGGTGATGTTGATTCTAACCCAGACCCATCGTTTGTAGGAGCAACTATCAATGATATATTCTTTTATCGAAACAGATTAGGGCTTATATCAGGTGAAAACGTTATCCTATCGAGGAGTGCTGACTTCTTTAATTTCTGGTTTGCTTCCGTAGTAGACATGCAAGATACAGACCCGATTGATGTAGCCGTGTCTCATAACTCCGTGTCTATCTTGCGACATGCTGTACCGTTTGATGAAGAATTATTACTGTTTAGCAATGATACACAATTTGTATTAAAGGCTGATGGTATCTTATCTCCTAAAAACTGTACAATAGCCGAAAGCACTGAATTTACTTGCAACCCGTATGTAAGACCAGTAGGAGCAGGACGGCGTGTTTACTTCCCGACAGAAAGAGCAGAGTATACCACTATTAAGGAATACTACACACTGGAAGATACATTAGGTTTGAAAGATGCACAAGACATAACTTCACATGTACCGTCATACATTAATAACGGTGTATATACCATTGTCTCCTCCAACACAGAGAACGTATTGCTTTTCTTTACATCAGGGAAAGAAGACACACTCTTTGTCTATAAATACTTGTTTATTGATAATAGCCGTCTTCAGTCTTCATGGTCGCACTGGACATTTAAAGAAGCAAAGGTATTAGGTGGTGGCTTTATTAATTCTATGTTGTACCTGGTAATGAATAGACAAGGGAAGATAACACTTGAAACTATGTCTTTTACCTACAATACGAAAGACTTTGAAGCCTATGAACCATACCGTGTGTATCTGGATAGAAAGGTGCTTTTACCAGCTATACCTAATTCTGCTTATGATAAGGATAAAGACAGAACAAAGGTAGACATGCAAGCAGTTTATGGTACAGCACTCAACCCACATATCCAATACGGACTTGTAGACCACAAAGGCTTTTTCCGCTACTACGATGTATCAGAAATGGAGCAGAGCAGGTATGTCTATATCCAGGGTAACTTAGTGGGTGAAAGGCTTGTAGTAGGTGAATTATACGAATTTAAAGCTACATTCTCCGACATCATTATCCGTAAGACAGATGAAAAAGGAGTAACAGCTTATCCAGAGGGAAGATTGCAACTCCGTAATTTCTGGTTGAATTTTGAAAAATCAGGTTATTTTAAAGTAAGAGTTAATAGCAAAGACAAAGAAAGCTATGAGTATGAAATGACAGCCCGTTTGTTAGGTAGTGCTAAAAATAAGATAGGTGAAATGGCACTGGAAACAGGACAATTTAAATTCCCAGTACAGTCACTTAATACTAACTGTCAAATTCAGGTTGTTACTAAAATGCCGATGCCGATAGCTTTAATTGGTGCTGGTTGGGAGGGTGTTTATTATAGACGGTCTGCACGAATTTAAATATAGAGAGTGGCACTTTGAACAGGCTACACCAGAAATATTATTACAATTAGAAGACCAGATACGGGATAAAGACAAAGAGGAAGCAATGGCACTGACAGGATATAAGACATTCCATGAGTGCATGCTGGCTCTTATTAATACGAGTGACACCGTACCTATTTATCTTCTTAAACGTGGTAAAGATGTGATGGGGATAGGGGGTGTCTGTGGTAATGGTGTTGTCTGGTTAGTATTAACTAAGCAAGAGAAACACCATGCCTTAGGCTTTCTTCAATTCTCAAAACGCTTTTTGCCTAAACTGATTGAAGCGTACGGACATGTCACTAACATTGTCTGGACTAAAAATACAAAACACGTGAAATACCTGGACTGGTTGGGTGCGGAATGGGAAGACATAAGCCCAGGTTTTTCTATTTTTTATATACGAAGAAAGGAAAGATGATATATGTGCTGGCAAGTCTATGCTGCTGTAGGTATGAAAGCACTTGGCTTATGGCAAGAAAATAAAGCCAGAGCACAGGTAGCAAAATCACAAGCCGAAGATGCAACATTATCCATGAACTATCAACTCATGAATTATGAACAAGCAAGAGCCGATGCCTATGATGAAGTAGTGGGTGAAATTATCAAAACAAGACAAAACTCAATGCAACTTAATTCACAGGTAAATGCTGCTGTAGCGGAAGAAATGGCAGGCGGTGGACGTACAGCAGACCAGATACGGAGAAGTGCAGCAGGTGATACAGCCCGTACTGTCTTCTCCATACAAGATAATTACCGAAGAAAAAGCAATGAAATAGACCTTAATAAATATGCACTTTATAAACAGACAGAACGAGAGATTGAGGGCTTGAAACAGAAAGGTAAGCCGAATAAGCTGGCAGACATACTTGCTTTAGCACATACTGGTGTTACTACCTATCAGGCAGCAAAGTCAATCGAAGTGAATAGAAAAACAGGAGGAGGGGACAAGAAATAATATGCCAAGTCAAGTATCAAATGCCTTAGGAACAGAAAGGCAATTTACAAAAGCACCAGAACGCTCCTACTCTAAACAACTTATATCTCCGAAAATGAGTAGAGGTATTAACTACGAAGATACAGATAGTGCAAAGTTAGCCCGTATACTTAATGAATGGGCTGATGATATACCGAACATAATGAAGCGGAGAGAGCAGAGGGTAGAAACCGATGAAGCGTTTGCAGGTTATGAAGTCGCTACACACCCAGATAACATAGGGAAAGAGGGACTAACAGCACAGGCTATGTTTGCAAATGCAGGTATGCCAGAGTTATTAGACAGCCCGTATGCTATGGCGGTAGTAGAAAAGTACCGTGGTGAAAATGCTATCCGTGATATACGAAACCGCTATTTTGAAGAAGTGGTGCTTAAAGAGGGTAGATGTCCAACACGTAAAGAAGAAATGGACAGATGGCTTAACTTTGCGAATGAAAAGAGACATGAATACGGTGTAGAAGACATACCATATTCTGAACATTCAAAAAGCTACAACCGATTCTTTAATATTGGTTTTTACAAAGACATACAAGACTATACACAACATGAGATAGCAGCCCAGTCTAAAGAAGCAGCTGAAAACAGAGCAGCTATTATGGCTGGTACAACGCAAGCTAAGTTTGATTCAATAACAAGTGCAGATTATGTAGCTACTCACACACCCGAAGAAATAGCAGCAGGCTTTACTGAACTAACACATAACTCTATACAAGGCGGTATGAGTATTACAGAATACTTACCGCTTCTAAAGGGTGGGGTAGAGAACTTAGTAGCAAATGGTTTTCCTCCAGATAAATTGGCTGTTTTAGGTGAAGCAGAGTGTTACATTAACCCAGACACCACACCAATACATATTAAAGATATACTCCCTATGTCTACCTACCACGAGAGTGCGGTACAAATGGGACTTCTTCGTAGAGAGAAAGAACAATTAGAAGCTTATAATTCTTTAAAAGACAGTAAAACCCTTGATGATTTTGATTCCAATACAGAAAAATTAAAGAAAGAGAAACCAGAAATATATAGTCTCTTTGCTAAGAAAGGTATGTTATCCAGCCTACGTGACAAAAAAGAAGAAGATATTAAATGGGAACAAAGACGGGCAATGCGTAGTGGTGGGGATTCACCGATTGGACAGGCTCTAAGTGATACACAAAACCAGATACTCATTAATAAAGGGCTTAACTGGTGGAGTGATTATCTTAACCATAGTATCGAAGTTGACGGAATACCTATTGATTCATTTTTCCAGACAAACAATATTAAGCCAGCCCAGCGAATAATGATAGGAAATGCAATTCTGGCTAAGATTATGAATCAGGCAGCACAAGACGGTGATGTAAAAGGTGCTTCCATTAAAATAGCACGCTTAATGAATGCGTCCGAAATGGAAGCGTTTAAAAAGAGTTATCAGTCTACTGTGTCTGGTATCTTGACCCACTTAGATATGAAGGACATTGCTTCTATGCAAAATGATGACCCAGTACTCCGTACTATACAGTTAGCGTGCAATATGGTAAATGCAAACCCAGCTGATGCAATGGAAGCGTTAGGGGAAAAGAACTACAACCGTATAGAGCGTATTGTCATATTGGCAGACACGAATGAAAAGTTGTGGAATAAAAAGGGTAATGGACTAAGACAAGCCTTACAACTGGAGCGAAATGTATCTACTGTATTGGCTGACCCAGATTCACGAGCAGCGGTGGAAAATAAGTATAATACGGCTGCCAGTCAACTTGATGCAACGGCTGTAGACTGTACAAGTATGGGGGGTGGATACGATGATGGTGTCTATTACCAATATGACCCGTATTTAAATAAACGTATCAGCACAGTCGCTACTGCGTTCATTGCAAGTGGTATGAACCCAGACGATGCTTTATATGCAGCAAAGACAAGGGTAGCAGGCGAAGTGTATCGTTATGATGGAGTAACCATACCTAAAGCAGCAATACTTGGAATAGAAGCTGATAATAAACAAGATGCGTGTATCACATTTATAAACAATGAAATAGCAGAAATGGGAGAGGGTACGGTGTGGAAGTATGACTATAGCACTAACTCTTTTACATTTCTCAATTCATCTACAGGTGAAGCAAGAAAATATACACATGATAAGTTTATAAAAAGAGCAGGCGGATTGTATGCTGCTTATCAGGAACAGGCGAAAAAAGATGCTGCTGAAACCACAGCATCAACTGATGGAGAAGAAGAAGAAGACAAACCGTGGTATCAAGATTGGTTAAACCCTAAACGCTACGGAATATAAAAACCTAAATGAAAGGATATAACACACATGGCAGAGAATAGGATAGATTTTAGCTTGGCTGAACAGTGTGCACGAACGATAAACGAAAGAACTGGTGCACAGATTGACCCAAGATGGATATTTGCACAGTGGAAACACGAATCAACACATTTTACTTCCAGACTTTGCAGAGAAAATAATAACTTTAGTGGGCTTACACAGAAAGAACCAAATGGGGAGGAAAACAAACAGCCAGATGGTGATAACTACTACAAGTTTTACCATACACAGGAAGAATTTGCTGAAGACTATGCTAATTATATTTGTCGCTACACAGAAGATGGTTTAGCTAATGTAAGAACAGCAGCCGATTATGCTCATGTCTTGAGAGCAGGTGGATATTACACAGATAGTGAAGAAAACTACACCAATTCTTTAGTAAGCCTATCAAACATGTCTGACCCTATAACAGCTATTGGTGCATATCCAGCAACGAGTTTCTTTGCCAACAGAGATGAATTACCTACAGTAGGAAGAAATGAACCAAACGTAGAGAGAGGGGTATGGGACAGATTTTCCGATGCCTTTGTTGATGCGAACCTTGATTCAGGGGATACAGCAGCTGTACGGTATCTTTGGTCGTGGCTCAATCCTAAAGTAAGAGAAACAATAGACATGGGTGAATTTATTAACCCTGGCTATGAAAAGACATACATACCAACAGACGAAGAAAAAGCCTATGTCTCCGATTTGTTAAAAGGTGATGAGACAGCCCAGGACTTTATTTTAAGTAATGCTCATTCTAAAGAACATTTATTCATGTTGGCTGCTATGAAGAAAGAAGACTACGACCGACAGATACGAATGCTGAAAGACAGTATGCATGAGAATACCAATATATCAGGTGTTGTGGGTGGTTTAGCAGGTGGTTTACTTACACCATTCACTCTTGCTACACTTCTTATATCAAGGGGTGCAGGGGCTACGAGAGCAAAAGCAATAGGTAAATTGGGTACGGCTGTTTTCAAATTATCAAAGTATGCACCGATGCGGTCAATGAAGTTTGCAGCTAAAGCCAGTGCAGGTGCTGGTATCATGGGAATGGACAGATACTTAGCCAGCGTATATGGTGGCTTTACTCCTAACTATGCAATGAATATGGCAATGGGTGGTGTTCTTGGTTCAGCGTTCGATGCGTTCCGTCTGATTAAAAGTAAGATAGGTAGACAGAAAGAAGCTACTGAACTATATAAGATGATAAACCGTGTGGAGAGTAATACATTAGCACTTACTTATGACACGTTACCAGAATCTCACTTTAAGCCAAAGTTACAAGCAGACCTTAAACCGCTACAGAAATTAAAAGCTATTGATGCCGTTGTACCTAAACGAATGAAAAAAGAGTTTATGGCTAATGAAAAATTATTCATATTGGCTGATAAAGACTTAAAAGCTATCGTAAAGAAGTACAACATCAAAGCACCAGAAAATGCAAAGTATATCACTATTCCTGGTACAGATGTTCGTGTCTTCAATGCTGATAAGATAGGCAGCAATAAAACGACAGAACGTCTTATAGCACAAGATGAAATGATAGCCAACTTAGAAGATAGAGTAGACAAGGCTATAGGGGATAAGTGGAAAAAGAATGCACCCGAAGATGCGACATTATTAGACGTATTAGCCGATTTGAAAAGCAATAACCCTTTGTCTTCTACCATTATTAAAGCGTTAAGAGAACAATGGCAGAAAGAGGGTATTGATGTAAAAGGCTTGTCTAATAAAAATATCCTTGAAATGGTAAATCTGAAAGCAGATAACATCAGACAAGGGGATAAAGTCTATCACACAACACCAGACGGTACATTCTATTATGGTGGTGTACCGATTGAGAAATATAACCCGATGAACCCGATAACCGAAGTGAAATGGTTAGAAGATGCAACAGATGTAGAAAAACGTATGCAAGGCTTCTTACCTAAGTTTATGAGGAAATTGCACCTATCGAAAAGCCTTGAAACAGGTATGATTTTCTCTACACCGTATGGCTCATTGTCTAATTCCCGTATTGCTTCCGTATCCCGTTTAGCACATGCTTTATTCCACGATGACCGTATGCGTGGTGTGCTGTACGATACGAAGTGGACAAACACCGTATCTGCTGAACGAATAAAGAAACAACAGGCTTATCCGCTTTATGGTATGCTTGATAGTTATTTTGACCTTAGAAACGCCTGGATAAAACAAAACAATTACAGTAAGTGGCGTGGACAGGGCAGGGCTTTCTTTGATAAGCAGGTTATGGACTATTACAACTGGAGATATGCAGACAATAAAGCAGGACATGTTACTAAAAGGGCTTTGTCTGATTGGGACGATGAAGTTGTAAAAGCAGGGGACACAATCAAAAAGATAAGAGATGAAGTTATAACTAAAGCAAAAGAAGATGCAGAATTTCATGGCGGTTCAAGAGGTGTAGGAAGTTTCATAGATAAAGACTGGGAAGCACCGACAGCCAATGAAATGATAAGACACGTTGATGATGATGCTTTAGCAAGATGGATAGCAAAACAATTTAACAATAATCATGAACAGGCTATTGCTTACCTGGAACGATATGCACATATAGCAGGGAAGAAAGACATGCTGGCAGAGCGTATGCAGAAACAGCTGGATAAAGACAACCCTGGTGTAAAACTCACAAGCAAAGAAATACAGGAACAGTTTGATAAAGAATGTCATGATTGGGCTACAGGTATCATAGACAAAAACAATTCACGTATTACATTCAACAATGGCAACCATACATATGGAGACAATCCTATATCGTTTATGAAAAGCCGATTCCCTATGGACACATCGAAGAAATTAGATGATGGTTTTAGCTTTGACGATGTGCTTAGAGATAATGACGTAGAATCGTTAATGCGGTCATACATAGATAGAATGTCTGGTGAAATTGCCCTCCATGATGTATTAGGTGACTGGAGAAACAATGGGGTACTGGATAAGTTAAGCCAGGACTGGGAAAGAGCAAGAGGACAGATAAATGGCTTGTCTGAATCTAAAGTAGCTGAAGAACGCTATGCTTTAGAGGAGGGGCTGTCTCGTATCTTAGGTATGCGAAACTCCAACACACCCCGTACATTCTTTAGTGCTTTTTCTAATCTGATACGTACCCAGACTTATGCTGATGTAGGCGGACAAATGTTTGCAGCACAGCTTGGTGAATATGGTGGTGCGTTTGGTTATGCTGGTTCAAGAGTATTACTACGGAACTTACCTATTGTTAGAAACCTAAGAAAAGCAATGCTGTCTGCTGAAACAAAAGACATAGAACAAGTAGGTGAAGAAGCCGTTAATTACTTGTATGGTAAAGAATTAAGCAGACGTATATGGGATAGCAATTCTTCTTATATATTTAGGTCGTTTAGAGATGTTTCTGCTCGTGGTAGTAAATTAGCACAGATGGCAGATAATTTTGGTGCTTTCTCTAAAATCTGTTCCAACATAACGTCTACATTGAACCAATTACCACGCCTTACTGATGAGATGATTAACCAGGGGAGAATAGCAGGTATTATTGATTCTATAGAGTGGGGATTGGGTAAACAGTTTGATAAAAAGGTTCGTAACCCGTTTAGCAGCTATTACCTTAATGCCGTGGGGGTAAAGACAGAAAAGGAAATATCT